ATGAGTGGAGAGCAGAACAAGATAAACTATTAGGCCCGTCATTAGCGGCTCAAGAATGTGATTGTGATTTCTTGACTTCTGGACAAACTGTTATAGATGGTGTTATATTAGAAGAGTATAGAGAAAAACAGACACAAGACCCTTTAGAAAAAAGAGGAGTCGATAGTAACCTTTGGATATGGCAACCACCTAACTATACTAAAGATTATGTGTTGAGTGCTGATGTTAGTAGAGGGGATGGCTCGGATTACTCTGCATTTCATGTTATGGAAGTAGAGACTATGGAACAAGTAGCAGAATACAGAGGTAAGATATCAACAAAAGATTTTGGAAACCTATGTGTGAACACAGCAACAGAATATAACAACGCCTTATTAGTAGTTGAAAATAACAACATAGGTTGGGCTACACTACAACAATGTATTGATAGAGGATATGAAAACCTTTTCTATACAAGTAAAGATTTAAAGTATGTGGATACAGAACATCAAATAAATAATCGATATAGAAACCAAGATAGGAATATGGTAGCTGGTTTTTCTATGACAATGAAGACAAGACCTTTGGTAATCGCTAAATTAGAGGAATATTTTAGAGAAAAGTCAGTAATTGTACGTTCAAATCGATTAATTGATGAGTTGTTTGTATTTATATATAACAATAATAAAGCTGAAGCGATGCAGGGATATAACGATGATTTAGTGATGAGTTTTGCTTTGACTCTTTGGGTAAGAGATACTGCATTAAGATTAAGAAATGAAGGAATAGAATTAACTAAAAGAACTTTGAGTGGTGTAGCATCACAGATGATACCACAAAAACCAACCAATCAAACGAACTCTTGGGAAATAGAAGTAGGACCCAACGGAGAAAAAGAATCGTTAGATTGGTTACTTAACTAAGAGGCATAAAAATGGCAGATAAAGATTTATTTTCAAGACTAAAACGACTATTTTCTACGAATACAATTGTTCGTAATATTGGTGGAAGAAAGTTAAAGATTGTAGACACAGGACAATTACAATCCAATGTACAAACTAATTTAGTTGATAGATATAGTAAGTTGTATTCTAATATGCAACAATATGGTTACAATGACCAACTATATCAACAGCAACTTCGTTTAGGATTATTTAGAGACTATGAATCTATGGATAGTGATTCTATCATCGCTTCTGCTTTAGATATCTACTCTGATGATTCTACTATGAAAAATGAATATGGTAAGGTATTAGACATAACAACAGATAATGACCAGATTCATGATATACTTCATAATTTATTTTATGATATCTTAAACATAGAGTTTAATCTATGGCCTTGGGTTCGTAATATGAACAAGTATGGTGATTTCTTTTTACAATTAGAAATTACCGATAAGTATGGTATTACAAATGTAACACCTATGTCTGCTTATGATGTAGCTAGAATGGAAGGACACGATCCTGATAATCCACAAAATGTTCAATTTATGTTGACACCACAAGGTGATAGTAGTAGACACTCAGCTAAACAAAAAGACCCAAAGACATTTGAAAACTATGAGGTAGCTCACTTTAGATTACTTTCAGATTCTAATTATGTACCTTATGGTCGTTCTATGTTAGAGGGTGGTAGAAAGGTGTGGAAACAATTAACTCTTATGGAAGACGCTATGTTAATACATCGTATCATGAGAGCACCAGAAAAAAGAGTATTCAAATTAGACATTGGTAATATACCACCAGCTGAAGTTGATAACTTTATGCAACAAACAATTAATAAGATGAAGAAGGCTCCTGTTATCGATGAGAAGACAGGTGACTATAATCTTCGTTACAACATTCAAAACCTTACAGAAGATTTCTTTTTACCTGTAAGAGGTGGAGATAGTGGAACTAACATCGAATCACTTAGTGGTTTAGATTATGATGCTGTTGATGATATCGAATATTTAAGAAACAGACTTATGGCTTCATTAAGAGTTCCAAAGGCTTTCTTAGGATATGAAGAAGGATTAGGTTCTAAAGCTACATTGGCTGCTGAAGATGTGAGGTTTGCTAGAACAATCGAAAGAATACAGAGAATCGTAGTTAGTGAGTTGACAAAAGTTGCTGTAGTTCATCTTTACGCTCAAGGTTTTCGTGACCAAGAGTTAGTAAATTTTGATTTGAAACTTACCAATCCATCCACAATTTACGAGCAAGAGAAACTTGAACTGTGGAATCAGAAAGCTTCTCTTGCTGATTCGATGATTAGGGATGGATTGATGTCAACTGAATGGATTTACAAAAATGTGTTTGGTTTTAGTGACGAAGAAATGAAAGAAAACGATGACCAAATAATTTTTGATTACAAAAACAAATTTAGAAGACAACAGATTGAAGCAGAAGGTAACGATCCTGCTAAAAGTGGTCAATCACAAGGTACACCATCAGATTTAGCTATGGGTAGAACTGGTCATGAGTTAGATGATGAAGGTGGTTCAGAAGAAGGTGGACAACCAGGCGCTGGAAAACCTAAAGAAGCTAACAAATATAGCAAAGATAGTGGAGCTAGAGGTAGAGATCCATTAGGAGCACACGATAAGAAGATGGCTCATGGTGCTGTAGCAACACATCACTATGAAAATTTGTTTAAACATTTAGGTAAAAACGCGAAGACACTACTTTCTGAGTCAAGTGAGTTGGAAAACGAATATAAATCAGAAGTATCTTCTCTTAATACTAAGAAAAATTAAGTTATCATATATTTATATATGAAGAATTATATAAACGATTGGAGTATAATATGAGTTCAAAGACAAAACACTCAAAGATCCGTAATACTGGTATCTTATTTGAGTTGTTGACAAGACAAATTACAGTTGATGTCCTTAATAATGATAAAAAAGGTTCAGCGGCTAATATATTAAAGGAATTTTTTAATAAGAAGACTCAATTAGGAAAAGAGTATGAATTGTATAGAGTTTTGACTGTAGAAAATTATACATCCGAAATAAAAGCTAATCACTTAGTAGATGCTGTAGTAAAAGCTCGTCAAAAACTAAATGGTTCTCAATTAAAAAGAGAAAAATACAATCTAATTAAAGAAATAAAGAAGACTTATGATATAAATGACTTCTTTATGGCTAGGATTCCAAACTATAAAGTAAATGCTTCAATATTCAAAGTCTTCGATTCTAATACTGATGGAAATCCAGCGTCTGAAGTAGATAGTAGGTTCACAATCGTAGAGCATGTAACAAGAAAACAGATTTCTAACAAAAAAGAAGAAAAGAAACTTGTTGAGGGTTACAAAAAACAAGAAAAAGACTTGAGATTACTTGCTTATGGTATATTAGTCGAAAAATTTAACAAAAAGTACAGTTCTTTAAGTCAAACACAGAAAAAACTACTTAAAGAGTACATAAATAACATTTCTAACACTAATTCTCTTAAAGAGTTCGTAGAAACTGAAACAATCAAGGTAAAATCCAAACTCCAATCGTTTTTACCTAAAGTTAGTGATAAAGTTACTAAGATTAAGCTTCAAGAAGCTATTAATCAAGCAGAAACTCTTATGAAGGGAAGAATTGTTGAAGATAAACAAGTAGTTACGCTAATGAGGTATTATCAATTAGTTAAGGAGCTTGAAAATGTCAAAAATGGATAAACTCAAAGAGATAATCAGAGAGTTAATCAAAAGGGAACTTGATGAGGCTTCTACTTCAGCTGCCACGCCAGGTTACCAAACACCTTACGCATTTAGTGGTGGTAGAAGTAAAGATAAGAAGAAAAAGAAGAAGATAGCTACAAATTCTACTGGATACAGTAAGGTAAATGAGGGTAAGTATCACGATTACAGAAATGACGATACTTTATCACCAAAACAAAAGATTGGTCGTTCAATGAGAGAGATTAGAGATAGTCTTAACGAATTGAACAAGTTAGTAAAGATGAATGTTCGTCTTAAAAATGAATTGAAAGTTGATTCTAGGTCATATTGGAAAAATACACATAAGGCTTTAAATAAAATAAGTGAGAGGTTAGTAAAACTAGCAAACAAAGTTGGTCAATTACAGTAGCTTCGTTATGGCGTTTGAAGACAAAAAGAAATCCTATATGGATACTCTTTTTAGTATTTCGACTCTGTTAAAAAGATGGCAGGTTGAGATACAAAAGAAAGATGTAGATAAGACTTATATGTTAAGAAGACTTGGACAATGGATAGAACAATTGGAAAGTCTTAAACATGAAATAATGATGGAGAAAGATTAATGATATCACTATTAGAAATAGCACAAAATATAAATGAGGCTGAAGTAGATGATGATAAAATCGTCAAATATAAAGACAAAGATGGTGAATCTGCAGAAATGAAAGCCGGTTCAGCTAAAACAATGGAAAAAGACCATCCAGCAAAGATAGCTTGGGATAAGATGCAGAATGATGGTGGAGATGATAAGAAAGATTCGGGTGGTAAGTTAGCTGGTAGTGATTTCGACAGAGATGGTGGTGGTGATGACAATGTAAAAAGTGATGATGAAGAAATATCCGATGCTAACTCTGGTCCTATCGATACGGATGATATTATGGATATGTTGAAAAAAGATCCTGAAGTTGTCGATAAGATGGGTGATGATGTATATTGGGATGGTATGGATTTAGTAAGTTCAAAGTTTGATGATGATACTATCGCATCTATACCTGATGATTCTAATATGACTTTAGGAGATTTGAAAAAACAGATAATGGATTACGAAGGTGAAGAGGATGATGAAAATGAATTTTCTGGTCCTAATCCGGATGATTCCGAAAATTTAGAAGACGCAGAAGAAACAGTCACTTATTACGAAGATGAATTAAACCATCATCAAGAAAGACTTCAAGCTGCTCAAGATGTCCTTGATGACGCATTAAAAGATCCAGAAAATGCGAAAGATGATATAAAAAGAGCTAAAGAGGCGATAGCTAAACATAAACAAGGAATTAAAATTAATACAAGTAAATTAAAAGATGCAAATAAAAAAGTAAAAAGTTTTGGTGGTGACGATTTTAATCAAGATATAATAGATCCGCAAGGAGTTGATGCTATTGAAGCTGGAGAAGCTCGAGACTATATTGAGTCTAATGATTTAGATGCTGATGGTATACAAAATATGTGGGATTCGTTACAAGCAAAGGGATATAAATATTACGATAATTACTACCGTGATGTTGGAAAAGACATACAAAGAAGAATCGATTACTTAAAGGATGGTAAGGGTAGTGACGGGTTCCCTATGACATCTGATGTTGCAGAGATGAAAGATAAGGCAAAAATTGGCAAACTGATGCAGGTGTTTACAAAACAACATCCTTTAAAAAAATCAGATAAGAAATCCGAATCAATCAAAGTAATCGATGGAAAAAAATATAAAGCAATAAAGGAATCAAAAAAGAATCCTCGTATATTAAAAGAAATTTACGACAGAACATTTAGGAGTTTGAAATGAAACAATTAATAGTAGATTATTTACCATTTGAGGTAGGGCCTGACCAGATAAATGAGGCTAT